CGTGGAGTCTTGCCAAAGGCATACCAACGGTGTGTTTTCTGCTGCTCTGCTACGGTGTAGACAAAAGCTGAGAAGGCCATTTTGTCAACTCCATTGATAGTCGAAATGATTCTCGGATCATTGGGTTGTTGATAAGCCTCCCGCTTCATAAACTGTTTCGTCAAATTGTTCGGGTTATCATGCTGAGCCTGGTCGAGTATCATGCGTTGACTGGGTCGCGGTTGTCTCTCATAGACATCTTCATTCTCCATGGGATGTCTAGACCACCGTTGTCCTTGCCAAAACAATTCCACATACTCATCCATCACCTTGCTGCTAAACACGTCCAGTGTCTGCGGCAACTTCTTCAGCTCAGTGATTCGTTTCGTGACTGCTCTCTCGTCGTTTCCTTCGCAAGAATCCGGCACAAAACCTCCATCAAGGATTGGCTTCATGAAAGCCACCATCCCAGGTTTCGCGTCGGGGTCATATCCGCCTCTACCAATCCACTGAAAGCGCTGGACGTAAGGTTCCAAGGTATCAACCCGCGGTCCTCTCGAATAAGTACCGAGGTGGTACGCGTGCAATACTTCGTATCCAACACTGTCCTGCGTCATCAGCTCCATCTTACTCTTCACGGTATACGCTGTCAATTTGCCAGAACCGGTCTTAGCCGCGAACTTAATCGCGTCATCCGTTGCTGCTGGCACTGTTGCTGCTAGGTAACTCAAAGGCGTTGAAGTCGAGATCAGCATGTCTTTGCTCGAATTCACTTGTAGCCTGGTGTACCCATTCTCAACAGGATGTAGCCTCTCAAGTTGCTTCCCCTGAGAGAACCAACGGGATAGCAGGACCATAAATGGTCCCTTCCATCTCTTAAGAGGGGCTAGTAGGATGAGCTGGTGGTCAAGGTCCATCTGTCGTCTCTCCACAGCGTAGGTTGCCCTACGCCATGGAATCAGTCCAAACAGCCATTGCTCCGCCACCAGTGAGTCCCCACTCCAGTCCCAAATCTCATGCTCATAACACCCGCCGCCTGACACGGTGTATAGCAACTTGTTCCCTGGAGTGAAAGTATACTTATAGTCACCGCGAGTAGCCGCAGCAGCCGCAGGGACGCAAGTATACAGGATCACAGGAGCGAATTTCTCACACAAGAACTTGTTCATGTCAACATAATAGTCAACATCCACAAACGCTACCAGGTCTTGATCTGTCTGCATTGCGTTCTCACACTTAGCAACCAGATCCTTAGCCCAGTAATAGGTTCTCGCACCAACTCTACCATTCCTGCTGTCAGCCCGTGAAGACTGATAGAAGACCGCTCTAAGCCCAGTATGGGCCGCCAAACGGTCTATTAGTAGAGATGCCGTGCCACGTTTGGCAGCGGAGACTCCGTGGGTGTGGTTTTCCACAGGAGTCAGCTC